CTTTTCATCTAACGCCTCGCCATGCTCCTCAGCTTCTAACGGCATGAGTTTTGCTAAATAAGCTTCGATCTTATCTAGTCTTGTATTTAGCGTTGCAATGATGGTAGGTTCTGCTTGTTCAGGCACAACTTCTGCATCAGCTACAACTTTATCGTCTGTGCTCTCGCCTTCTTCCTTTTCCACTTCTTCAAAAGCGTCAATGAATTTGGCTTTGAGCTTTTGTAAAACGCTCATTTTTTCTCCTTGTTGAAAATTTGAATCTTTAACCGCACATGCACTTCCGCATCGCCCCTTACTGACAAGTGCGACATGATTGCCTCTAATCGTAGACTGATTTCCCGTTCCATCTCCGTTGTCCGTGTATTGTGCGTCATACCCGTTAGAAACTTCACGTAAACCGTTCTTAACTAAATTTATAGCATAAGCGTCAGTTATCAGCAAATCTGCAATCATTTTATCGCTTTCTTCGCCTTCCCCTCGTCTTACGTTTTGTACTACTCCTTTCGCTAGTTGACTCCAATTATCAGGCGTGACATCGTCTTGTGGGTGACCAACCGTTACTGGTTTACCCTCAAAACTTGCTAGACTTTCAGGCGTGAACAGCTCATCGTCACGGTACACTTTGACTATGCCGTCCTCGTTGCCCTCTATTGGCACTTCGTTAGCACCGTAAAGCATCTCACCAGTTCTAGCAATAGGCACGTTATGACAAATTAAAAAACCCTCAGGAGTTTCACTCATATTGTCGCTTAGAGCAGTGGCGTAGTATTTTAGTTTATCCATTTATATTGTCTCTATTTTGTATTTCAGGTGTAGGCATAATCACCTCCTATTTTTGAAATGTTAGCTAAGTATAAAATAATGTGCAAATTTGCGCTTTATAAATGTCATTTCCGCAAAACAACTATTAAGATTATTTTGTGTATAATAAAATAAAAAGGCACATTATGATAACTAAGGAAATGGTTTGCAAAGCATATACAATGATGGAAGAAGGCAAATTATTAAAAGAAAGCGCATTAATAATTAAATGCTCTCCCGAAAAGTTAAGTTTAAAATTAAGAGAATATGGGTTTAAAATTATTAAAAATCAATTTTTAAAACCTATGCAAAATAAAATAAAAACAGATGATAAATTAATTGTTGCGTTATATAAAAGTGGAATAAGCGAAAACAAAATATCAAAACAATTAAAAATAAGCAGAGGCGTGATAAGACTTAGATTAATTGAAAATAAAATACATATTAGAACCCAAAGCGAAGCCGAAAAATTAAAATGGTCTAATATGAATGATGAGCAAAGGAAAAATCAAGTAGCTAACGCACACAAAAGCGTAAAAGGCAAGTTATGCCATTTGTATAAAAATGGGTTATCTCAAACAAGTGAATACAAAATAAAAAAAGCTCAAAACAGAAGAGCTTTAAAAAAGTATAATGGTGGTAGCATAACTTTAAATGATGTTAAAATTATAAAAGAAAAATACAATCATTGCTACTGGTGCAATAAAAAGTTAAAAGATAATGAAAAAATACTAGACCACTATGACCCATTATTTAAAGGTGGCGCTCACTCGATAGAAAATATAGTTATTTCTTGCCATAAATGCAATGCTTCAAAAGGAGCAAAAGACCCTATCGAGTTTGCAAATAAAAAAGGTCTTTTGTTTTAATTTTTAAACTAAAACTTGGCTGAAACAGCGGCAGTTAGGAAATTCTCCCGCATGGCCTACCATACCGTCAAGCGTTGGTGGGCTATCCCATCTTACAAATTGCCCTTCCATTTCTGCATGACTATCTCTAACATCACCGTCACCACTTGTGCGCCATATGTAACCATCGCTTCCAACGCTTTCAGCTCTTGATTGAGTTATGACAGCATTAGAGCGTGATACTTCTGTACGTGCGATTAACATAGCACGACTTTCTGTAACTTCTTCGGTACGCATTAATTCTTTTGCTACCTCTTCCGCACGTCTGCCACCAGTGGCCGCTTCCATGGATAGCTTCTGCGCTCTTATCCCTGCTTCGAGTGGTAAAGACTTAATAAGGTCTACTTGCTCGCTCATGAGACGTTGGGCTACTATGCCCGTTGGTGCTTCAAATAATTCTAGTCGCAAATTTTTATTAAGCGTGTTTGCTAATTGCTGAAACTGTTTATAGTTGTTTGAGTTTACGCTTTTAATCATCTCACTCGCTATGGTACGAGCAAAAGGCGTTAAGCTTTCTGAATAGCGCAAAAGCAAAGGAGCTAACCCTTTGTCTAAGCTAGTGCCGTCCACATGCGATTCAACAAGCCCCCCGACAACTTTAGCAATGCGCCTTAGTTGTCTTGCGTAACGTTGTTCGGCTGTTCTATTCGGCTTCATTAGTAGGTTTGTCCTCTACTGTTGGGAGTGGTGGCTGTGCGCTTGCCTCTTCTATCATTTCATCGGTGATGTTGGTGTAAATACCAGTTAGTGCGCTTGAACTTTTAAGCTCTTGCAACGCCAACCCACGGTCAATAATTCCGCTTGTGTATGTTGCGTTAATATTATCGGACGTATTCTTAGCGACTTCTGATTTTTCCTTGTTAGTCATTTGCCACAACGAAGCAAACGTAAAGTTAAAATCTTCAGGCAATGATTTGCCATACTTTGAGCGATAGATTACTTTTAACACTTTGTGCATACCATCTCTAAGCATATTTTCTTGCTTAGCATTAATGCCATCATAGTAAGTACGCATATCGCTTTCGCCAGTTGAGTTCAGCCCTGCTGGACTTTGACCGAATAGACGAGTAAGTGGAATTTGTGTTGCACCACTGATCTGTTGACCAAATTGCAAGATGATATCAGATAGCCCAGCGAACGAGTAAGCTGTGGTATTAAAGTTATCGTTTTTATCGAGGAGTGTAATACCCTCATTAGTCTGTAGCTTACGCATATACTCAAACATTGTGATTAAGTTCTCTTCTGCTTTACCTCCAGCCGCCAGAATCTCTCTAAGCCCGTCAATGCCAACGGTGCGAAGGTGCGCACGACTTACAAGATTTGAAGCTGAAAGGGTAGCGGTGTTAAAGCTAATCAATACATCGTAAAGGCGTTCAATAATACTTTCTCCCCAATACATCTCAACGATTGACTGCCAATAAGGAAGCGTTATACCAACTAAGCGAATTACACGGCTATGGTGTACCTTCATAATTTGCTGACCTTCAGCCGCTCCAACCACGGCATAAAATTCAGGTAGCCCAGTGTCAGCGCCTTCTTTTATAAAACGTGTTAAATCTGGTTGTAGTTGCCAACGGTCGTAAACCTTTAGCCCTTTGAATTGTCCTTCTGCTATCGTATCGGTTTTGAGCGGTGTCGTTGTATCTTGTCCGTCAATCATCATAACCGCAACCGCTCCACCGTAAAGACGAGACCACTTGATGGCATCTCCGATATCATTCCAAATCCCAAGTCGTGATATTTCGGATTGTATGCCTTGCACTTCGGAGTTATCCATCTGTGAAGTTATTTCAATGCCTGAACGTGTCATATCTTCCGCTACGCAGTCAATTACCGAGCCCGCCATCCAGTTACCGCGATAAGCCGCTTCAAGTTGTATTCTGTTTTTAGTCACAAAGTTAAAACTAAAATATCCCGCACTCATAGCATTGTCAGCACCGTAACCTAAACGTGCCGTAAAGTTTGTGAAGCCGTCATTTGTTTTAAGTGATTTATTTCCGTTGTATTTTTTAGCTAGGCGTTTACTCATTCGTACGCTCCTTATTATTACCATATCATAGCGTACTTAAAAAATATCATCAAATTTGATTAGCCCACAACGAAGCACGATTTTTAATTAATGGCTCTATGGCGTAACGTATTGCGTCTATGCCATGATTGTTTTTATCTTCAATGTCCGGCAATATGTCACCAGTCAATCGGTGCGTTTTGTATGAATATAGTGAGAATTCCTTAGCTATGTTTTTACATCGTGGATGGATTATTACATCGTAACTTTTTATGTGTTCTATGCCATCCTCAACACTACCCGCCCACTTTGTACATGCCGTTATATTAAACCCTGCTCTCTTCATGTAGTTAATCATTTCGGGGCGGGCATTGTCGGCTCGTATAATATAACGTCTTGCTTCGGGTATGGTGTCGTATAGCTCAGGAGTTTTCTCTATCTCTATTCCGTATCCAAACGCTTCATAATCAATATAAATAGTTCTCTCTTTAACAAATAAACGCACTAAAGTATTTGGGTCGGTGGCAAACCCCCAGTCTGCACCAAATATAAATTGTGAGTATTCAGGAGTTTCGAATTCTTCTACTTTCCAATTTCTAAAGATACACGCATCTGCTAAGCGTTGAAATTCACCTTCCCATATATGAAGAAATTTATTATAATCTCTTAATCTATCTCTCTCCATTTCTTGTCGCAGTGTTTCTGTAAAGAATGGGTTTTGATCGTAATTAACTTTAACTACCGTCATGTCATCGTCTGCGTTAGCTACAAATCTTTGATATGTTGGGTTTGTTTCAGTCTTGGGGTTAAAAGTTATCCATATTTCGCTGTTTTCTTTTCGTATGGTAGGGACTAGAATATCCCAGCTCTCTTCACTTACACTTTCGGCTTCCTCAACCCAGCATATATCCACTCCCTCGGTAGATTTAATATCGTTGGTATTATGCTTTAGCCCTTTAAAAATAAACTCTGTTCCGTTAGGGTGGCGTATTACATTTTGTAGCACTTCATAATCGCTAAACTCTTGGTATTGATTTACCATGTCTTTTAATAGCTTATGAACGCTATCTGCTATTGAGGTTTGAATTTCACGAGCGCAAAGTATTCTAGTAGGTTTTTGTTTACCTATGATTAAAAGAGCGATTGCTTTAGTAGTTGATTTGCCACTTCCTCTCCCGCCATAAAATACTTTGTAGCGTTTTGGCTGAAATAATGGCTTAAATACTCTTGGAATTTCAATCAATGAATTTTACTTCAATGGTGTTATTGGTAAGGTTGTTTTGAGTGTTGACGTTTATTTGTTGGTTTGCGTGACGAGGTGCGAGTTCTAGCGTTACGGCTGATTTATCAATAGTATCTTGAATGTTTTTAAAATCTCCACTACCTAGCCCTACCTCTTCAAATTGTTGTACGCCATCGCCAACATTGATCTTTTCAAGCTTGACATTGTTTTGCAAGTATTGAATAGTGCGTGTTAAATTGATCTTAGTCGCACCATGGATAAGCTTCTTAGCGTCAATACGCTCAGCGAGTGAGTTAATACTGTCAAGTATCTCCTCGGCTATGATATGGGCTTTCTCGGGGTTTTGGGCAATCATTCCCGAAATGTTCCCTAAACTTTGCTTGACGTTCGATATTTCGGACTTTATGTTTCCCATAACTTCCCATAACTCTTTCGATATTCTATTCTGCAAAGTCTTTTTATCTACGTTATATTTATCGCTTAATTTATCAACTGTTATTCCACATTCATATGCTTTTTTAATTTCTTCCCAGTTATATTTTGGAGGACGACCACCTTTAGTCATTAAAATTCCTCGTATGTTCTAAGTTATTATCTATAATGTATTTATCATAAGCTATCCCTGCTTCAAGTGCTGTAAAAAATCTTCCCAAATATTTATCTTTACTATTTATTCTAATAGAAGCTTGAAATTTCTTTTTTCTTTTACCGTCTTTACTTTCTGTAACACCTCTAAATCCACTTGTATTCGTTTTCATTATTCTTCTTGTATTTCTAGCTTGAACTTCTTTTGTAGTCCATCTGCAATTAACAGCATTATACCCTTTGTTGTTGTCTATTCTATCTATCGTCAATCACATAACGATAATTGGGATACTTTTGATAGTTTTGTATGTTATGCCAATAACGAAGAAGAAGCAAAAAATATGAAACCAGATTATGGTGATTGTAACTATTCATGGTGTTCTCC